TAGTTGCACCTACTGTGTAGTCTGCATCTATGCTTTGATCGTTCTCTATAAAAGGCACAGTGGTATAAACTCCAGGAGTCTGTATACCAGTAGTACCGTCAAGTATCATTGTCATTTAAACCACCACCCATCTTGAGCCACTAGGGACTGTTACTGAAACACCACTATTAACTGTTATAGGCCCGGCAGTAAGTGCGTTGTTTCCAGTAGCAACGGTATAGTTAGTTGCTATTGTTGTTGGGTTTTCAAATAACGCCCCACTAACAACTCCACTAGAAGCGTTGATTTTATTGTCCGCTTGTTCGTAAACAGATTTTTCGGCTGAGTAAGTACAAAATACGTCTTTATCCCCAGCACCAAGATTAACTGCGCTACCAGAGTTTGATGACCCTAGTATAGTATCTCGACTTAGCGTTGTTCCTGAAGCCGTGTACGTACCAATACCTACTTCCCAATCAGTACCAGACACAATAGTGTAGTAAGTTGTATTTCCGTCACCAAGTACAGAAAACGCTTGGAACCCAGCAACCGCACCAGCTAATGTTAACGTGCCAGTTCCGGTTGTCGTGCTGGTTTCTTTGACCCTATCTTTTACGACAAGAGCCATTTACGCAATCCTAATAATAGCGTTTGTTGCGTCGTTTGTTGGGAAGATAATTGTAAAGTCCCCAGCGGTAGATGTCTTATCTGCACCAAAATCTAAAACTGCAACCGCAGCATTAGGAACCGCACCAGAAATACCGTTTGCTGATGGGGTGTTGTTGTAGATAAGAGCGCCACGCGCTGTAACTGTTACGTTAGAAAACGTAAGATCACTAAAGTCTGTAAAACCAGTACCAGCGGTTATACTAGTTTCTGTCTTTGAAACACCAGTGTTTGTTAAATTTGCGCCACCAGCGGTATAGTTAGTACCAGTTGTCTCGTCAGTAGCAGAGTATGCTGTAGTGTTAGCATTAATTGTAGCTGAAGAAGTATAAAGCGCTAGCTTAAACGTGTCTCCCGTGCTTACACGAAAATCATGTACAGCTAACATAAGTTCAGCTTTGAAAGAAGTACACATTGCTTGTGAAATTGCCATGATTGGCTCCTTATGAATCTAAGATTGATATAAGTTCTGAATAACCTGCGTTGGTGAGCTTGTTAGCCAGAGTTACGTTGTGAGACTTTACAGCCTCGTGCAAATAAAAAATTAAAACTTGTTTAATCTGCGCTCTAAATGCTTCTGCTTGATCTCTAATTGCAGGATGTGATTGCGACCCCACAGAAATAATTTTATCGAGGGCACGTTCTGCTATTTCTTCTGGCGTAAAACCACGACCATTTGTAGTAGCAACTGTTATACCATCTCCACCTAATAAAAAAGAAAGCGATTCGGTTTGCATATTATTTAACTGGGTACCTTACTTGTGGGGTTCTATACATATCTTGGCGGTTTTTAGCGTCACCAAGCATCTTAATTAATCCTAATGCCTCATCATATCGTTTTTGATATTCACCTATTACGTCCGCTTCCGCCTTCATAAAAGTAGCAGCTTCCATCAAAGAACCATACAAAAGTACAGAATCAAAATCATCTCCGAGATACGATGTACCTGCATCTACAATTGACTCTGGATAATAAAAATAATGTAATTCAACAGAATAAGTATTATCTGGTGTAGGGCCAAGAATAAAAGAAGTGTCATCAAAAATAGCGTAATGTGTCGGAACACCTGTTGCTGTAGGGTCTGGAAATGATTCCCGAATAAAGTTAACGTCTTTGTTTAAAAGAAACGTCTGGCTACCATCAGCAGCAATAACAGCTAGAGAAAACGTAGATAGCCAATCTAACGGAACACTTAAATATTTGTTGTTAGTAGTTAGCGTACCCGTAACGTTTTTACGTAAGTCAGGTAATTGTACGACGTTATAAATACGTTGCTCAGCCTGCCGTATAAACGTATCAATCTGTTCTTTACCAGTAAAAGTAGAGGCAGAGGAAGAAGTATCGTTTACAGACGTACTGGGAAACGTGTTTTCGGCGTAAGCCTGAATAGTCTCAAATAAAGTAGAGTAGTTCATTTAGCCCATCTTTTTGCTATGTCCAGTTCCTTTAGTAGCTGCCCCAGTACCACGAGTTTTTTGTGTCTGAGTATTCGCTACATTGTTTGGGTACCCATCTACATTTGGTACAGGGCATGGTTTAGGCTGTTTAAATTTTCCTGTATCTTTCATATTAATTCCTTAACTAGTTGTTATCGTTACAGTTCCTACTTGTCCATCACCTTCTAAATCATCTTCAAGACCACTTAGTCCTAATGGGTTATTTAGCCCTACTGGGTCGTACCCCCATTGTATATCTCTAGACTGTTCATAGCTATTATCTGGCCTAGGGTTACGTAATGCTTGTGGATCATCTACAGGATACATACCTAACTGATTCTGTGGTTGATCCGGTTCCCAACAAGTAGGACACACTAAAATGTTAACATTTTTGGTTTTTATGGTTAACTCTTTTAACTGCTTGAGTTTATATTGAAAACCGCAACGATCACATTCTGCTATCGCGTTTTTGCCAGAAGCAAATTTATTAGCCATATTTAGCCTTAATAAAACATTTGCCGAGGCGCTAACCTTAGAGAAGCCTTCTCTCTATCCTCAGTTGAAGCAAAATTCCATTGTTCCTCGTAAGCTAATTTCAACATCTCAATTCGATCCATAGCTTCAGGTAGCTTTAACGATAAATAGTAAGCTAGCCCCGCAACCATACATGGTAAGAATCTAAACGGAATATCTTCAGTATTCACCCCGTTACCAGCATCTTGGATACGACGTAACCGCCAATACACAAAGGTATATGTAGCATTATTAGGAACAGGCCATACATTTATCGTGGGATATACAATGCCATCTGTGGGGTCTGTTGCACCTGACTGTCTGTCTACCCACACTTGTATCGGCCTACCTTCAGAGTTTTTATTAGGTATGGATGCGTATGTAGAAGAACTAATTCTAGTAATGTTTATATCGTTTTGGTTTGTGCCAGTACCCGTTCGGATGACGCTATCTAGCAAATCAATAGTATCGAGAGGAAGATTATAAGTACCAGTACCTTGCGTAAGTGCGATGCTACCTTGATCGATCGTCCATAAATTAATGCCACGGTTAGCCCATTCTATAGTTAGTAAGTTTAGAGACCTACGAGCGGTACGCATCTCGTACCCCGTGCGTAACTCCGCACCACAACGCTCAAACGCCTCTTCTACAAGACTATTAAGGTCGAGGTTAAATGTACTTGTACCTGATGTAGTCATATTTATCTCAAAAGTGTGGCTAAAACTAGCCCAATAACAGCAATAATGGATGCCATGTGTAAGGCTTCCATACGAAACATACGTTTATCTAAAGTACCTAATTTATCTAATACAGAAGAATACCTAGCAGCACATTCTCTTTCGTGTGCGTCAAGCTGTGCTTGTGTCTGTGTTACTACTGGAGCGGTTGCAGTTTTTCGCTTAGCTGGAGCTTTGCGAGTTTTAGGTTTAGTTTTAATTCCAGGTGTAGTCGCCATCATGTAACCTTCCTATACTTTCTTACCTTTTTAGCAATCTTTTTAGGTTGTTTAGCGACCTGCTTACCAGACTTTTTGGCTTTGCGTTTGGCTTTTGTAGTAGCCGCATACTCTTTATCCGATAACGCTTTAATAGCTTTTTCTGGGAGATAACGCTCCCCAGTTGCTTTTGCACCTTGCGTTGACGGTTTTCCACTTTTAGTGCGCCATTTCTGTTTTGTCCAAGACTTAAGACTCTTTTGTGATTTAGCGAGGGCCATTATGACTTATAGCCTCCACCAGCTTCTTTGTATCTTTTAGCCAACATCTGAGCTTTTCGAGCACTCCATTGCCCTGGAGCACCACCTTTACCACCGGCTTTAATACTGTTAAAAATACGCTTACGTAATCCTGGTTTGGTGTAATTACCCGCTTCGTTGACTTTAGATTCAGACTTTTTCTTCTTTGTAGTCTTTCCTCCAGAAGCCATCTTTTTAATCTTACCCATTCCACGACAAGGCATCATACGACTAAACCATCCTTCCTCTAGTCTTGCCTTTTACTGCACAACCATCAGCGCGTCTAGAAGCTGATGATCCACCACGCGCCATTTTCTTAACTTTACCGCCGTGTCCCATTTTATGAGATGCACCTTTCATCATGGTTCCATCTGGCATTTTGTGCATAGCACCGCCTTTACTCATTTTTTTAGGAGCTATTCTGGCTTGTCCTTCTTGAAGTGCATTTTCTTTTTTATCTTTCCTGTTTTTGTACATAACTCCAGGAACAGTACCCAAAGCAAACCCCGCATTTTTACCAAGTTTTTCTTTTATTTTTGGTGCAGCTACACCAAGCGCTCCCATAGACAATAATCCCATATTAAACCATCCTTCCTCTAGTCTTACCTTTAACTGCGCAACCGTCGCCTCTGCGTTTTGCTACTTTTGTGGTTTTCTTTTTCTTTGTAACCATCTTACCATCAGCCATCTTCTTGACTTTACCGCCGTAAGACATTTTACCTACACCGTCAGCAGCAAACGCAGGAACCATTGTCCCGCCTTTTTTAACCATAGGCATACCACCTTTAGCTAATCTTTCTGGAAGTTGCATCATAGTGCGTTCTTTTTTTGGAATTTTGTTCATTTCTTTTACTGCTTCTTTTCTTGATAATTCCGCTTGTTTTTTATCCAGAGAAGATTGAGGAAACATACCAAGCATTTTTGAATTTTTAAACTCAGTAGCTTTTTTTGTTTTTTCGCTAGCTTCTTCAAATTTCTTTTTATTCTCCTTACTTGGAGTCTTCGCTATTATTTTTGAATCTCCACCAGAAACCATTTTTTTGGGTCTCTCGTTCTTCTCTTTAGACATATCAATCCTCGTTAGGTTGTACTACCATTTTACTTTATCAGCCCAATAAGCAGCTGACATCTTGCCCTTCTTTATGTTCTTTCCGTGTCTAGCCTTAAACGATTTGCGCTTAGCCTTCATACGTGCAGATTCACCAGCTTTAGGTTTTCCCGCTGTACTAGCGCCTTTCTGACCAAATCGAATAATTTTTTCCTTGCCACCCTCACAAGCCTTTACCGCGTGTGATTTCTTTGGATGTCCTGGAGTGCTTCTAGGCTTGTTACAAGCCATAGATTTTTTATTAAGTTTTCTACGCATTAGTCACTTCTTTCTAGTAAATGGACACGAACTTGAAGATCATGAATATGCTCTAGAATTTCTTCTTTGAGTTCTTGCCGTGCAAACGCGTTGCCTGGACTAGGAACTATTACCCCAGACGGACTTATAAGTTGCATTTGGTTAGCGCGAATTAACTGTATATTAGATTGGATTTCTCCAACAGAACTAATGACCCACCACATAGCCGCTAGCAAAACTGGAACTAAACTAGCCAGCGCCTTGGGTAGGTCAAAATTTCCCACAGTAGTTACCCAAAAAATAGTGTTACAGACTCAGCAGTGCCAATGTTAATAGATATTCCGTTTTCGCATACAATGCCTTCACCTGGAACATCTACAATATTTTGACCTACCACACTATTAGATAGCCTAAGAACCTCAGTACCAGAAGCTGCTCCTGCATTGTCAAAAAACCTCATATCGACAATAGTACTTGCATCTGCAGGCACTGTTTTAACTGTGTAGTACACAGTTTTTATACGGGTTCTAGCGGCATACGCAACACCAGTAGCAGTTAAGTGTGTTGACTTTACATCATATTGCATGAGCTATCTCCTAATTAAGAGCCGCTACCGTCTGTTCCGAAAGTAGTATCGTATACATGGTAATGAACACGCATGGTGATATTTCCGCCAGTTGCTGCTGATGCGCCAACCCCACCTGTAATCTTAACAGGGTAGTTTTCACTCATAACAAAACCAAAATCATTACCTACAGTTGCTGTAGCAAAATTAAATACTGTATTCCCCGCATCAGCGTCACCGTTATCAATCAAACCATCTGGGTCTGAAGCAGGTGTGTCGGTTTTAACTTCTATCCAACCTACATCAAAAGTAGGATTTGTACCGCCTGTAGCGGCTGCTTCTACTTCAATATTAGTAACAATAGCGTTTTTAGGAAGAATAACTGAAAGAGCAGAATTGCCTGTTGCAACTGAGCCTCGACGTAAAAGTGTTGTAGTTGCGGCTGTTGGGTCTGCCATAAAAGCAGTTGCGACTAAAGAAACTGCACCAGCAACTTGTGGATCTTGTGTTCTTTGCGCGTCACCGACTCTTAATGGGCCGGAAAAAGTAGTAGTAGCCATTTTAAATCCTTTCGTGTAATAGCACTCCTTATATCGTCTCTATTAAGTCTGCTAGGTCAGTCGATATAAGTTATATGTATCCTAGTACGTACAGTATAGATTAAAAAAGG